TGAGGTGCAGGCTGAGCTTGCGTCTCGCCGGCTGGAGGCTCTGCGGCTGTATCGTCCCATGCCTCACCAGGAAGAGTTCCACAAGTGCATGGCCAGCGAGCGGATCGTCCTGGGTGGCAACCGAGGCGGCAAGTCTTTGGCAGTGGCAGTGGAGATGGCCCGAGCTGTGACGGGGCAAGACCCGTACGAGAAATACCCGTCCGAAGGCGGCAACCTCGCCATCGTCGGCCGCAATTGGCCCCACATCGGGCTTGTGATCTACCCGATCCTCTTCAAAGCCGGGGCGTTCCGGATCACCAAAGACGAAGAGACTGGCGAGTGGCGCAGCATCAGGAAGGGCGACGACAAGGCGAAGAGTAAACCCGCCCCTCCGCTTATTCCGCCAAGACTTGTGAAGGACATGTCCTGGGTGCTGAAGAACGCTGGCTATCTCAACAAGTGCGAGCTGACCAACGGCTGGACGATCTGGTGCTTCTCGTCGGAAGGCGAGCCTCCCCAGGGCTATCAGGCCGATGCCGTGTGGCTGGACGAAGACCTGAACAACGAGCGGTGGATCGGGGAGTGCCAAGCGCGGCTCGCGGATCGCAAGGGCCGGTTCATTTGGTCGGCCATGCCACACTCAAAGAACGACGCGCTCATCGGACTGTGCGAGCGTGCGGACAAGGTGTCGGAAGACAAGGACGCCATCATCCGCAAGTTCACGTTTCGCTTCTTAGACAACCAGTTCATCGATGACGAGGAAAAGCGGAAGAACATCGAACGGTGGTCGGCTCTTGGTCAGGAAGAACTCCGCATGCGTGCGGAGGGTGAGTTCACCACCGAATCCACGCTGATGTACCCGACGTTCAATCAGTCGGTCCACATCTTCCCCAGAGAAGAACTTCCTGACGGCCGGGTGCCCCCGGACTGGACGCGCTACGTGGCGATTGACCCTGGCCACGCCGTGATGGCCACGCTCTTCGGGGCCGTGCCTCCCGATGAACGGTTCCTGCTGATCTACGACGAGCTGTACACCCTGCGTGACCTGGGCTCGGGACGACTGCCGCATGAGCTGTACTCCGAGGAGCTGAAGAAGCGGAACATCAAATTCCTCATCGGCGGCCACCAGTTCATTCCTGGCTCCGACGACATCCCGGCCCGCACCGCGCTCGTCCGCAAGATGCTGCACATCCGCGGCGACGGGACGACGCAGCTGAAGATCCTCCAGGGCGCGTGTCCCAATCTCATCCGTGAGATCAAGCGGTATCGCAAGAAGACAACGACCGTGAACGGGCAGGTGTTTGTCACCGACGAGCCGCAGACGCGCGGTGAAGTGCATGCCTGCCAGACACTTGAGTACCTCTGTGCCTACGAGCCGAAGTACCACAAGCCTCCCAGACAACTCGGCCAAGACCCGTGGTGGGTGAAGTATCTGGCCGACAAGCGACGACGAGAGCGGAGGTCCGAAGACCCCTGCGTGATCCTTGGCCCCATAGGAAGCCTGAAGCGATGAGCGATTTCTCCATGCCCAGTGCCGAAGTTGGCGACTGGGTTCTGTACCAGCCCCATGCCGACGCGCCCCTCTCCCCTGCCCTAGTTGTCGAAGCCGCCTCGCGGACGCTGACGCTCTGGGCCGTCTCCGGGGCCTACGGCGGGCAGTTGAAGCCCTCGGTGCATCACTCCACCGATCCGGGCGTGAATGAGTTTCCGGACTGGAAGCGGTACGGCCTGTGGCAGCACAAGCCGCGTGACCCGAAAGTGGCTGTTTTGGCCGAGAAAGTGGCTCTTCTTGAGAAGAAGGTCGCTGACTTGGACGGCCGCAAAAAGGGCTGAACGGGCATTAGTCAGTAGGAGACATTAGATGCCCGACGAGAATCCGCTTCGTCCGATTACCAAGCGCTGGCTGGAGTGCATCAAGCAGGCCCAGACGCACAAGCGGCCGTTCCAGGACGACGCTGACGAAGCGATGATGTTCTACTGCTCGGACCCCGACGCCATGTGGAAGGATTCACGGGCTCGGGGCGAGCGTGGATACAACAAGGGGCTCAATCCTCCCCCGTTCAGAATGATGGTGAACCGCGTTTGGGAGGCCGTCCGTCTCTTTAGCTCGGTCATTCATCACCGGAACCCCAACCGGGCAGTGACGCCCAAGGACTATCCGGTCATCGGGCCGATGCTCCTGGGCATCCAGCCGCAGCCTCCTGTTCCCCAAATGGGACCGGACGGCCAGCCCGTCATGGGGCCTGATGGCCAGCCGGTGATGATGCCTGACCCCGGGATGATGGCGTACCAGCAGGGCGTGGAGCAGCAGCAGTTCCTCCAGGAGCGGCGCAAAGTCATTGCCAAGCTGCTTGAGGACTATCTGAACTACACGCCCAACGAGCTGGACCTGAAGCGCCACTCCCGCAAGGTTGTGGAAGAGGCGTTCATCACAGGTGCAGGGGTATGGTGGCATGAGCTGTACCAGCCCCCAGGCAGCGAGATCCGGATGGCGGGGTCATTCTTTGACTCCATCCAGAACATCGTCTGGGATCCGGACGCCGATGAGTTTGAGGACATCCGCTGGACCGCGCGCCGCAGGACGCAGCCGATTGACGAAGTGGCCGCGAAGTTCGGCCTGGACCGGGAGCAGCTGAAGGGCCACATTGAGAGCTACTCCAGCCGCGCGGAAGATGGCGAGCGTGGCTACGAGTACAAGAAGAAGAACGGCAAGACGAACGACCTGATCTGCTACTGGGAGATTTACTCCAAGACCGGGTTCGGTGATCGCCTGAAGGATGCCGACAAGGATCTCAGTGGTGTTTTCGATGCGCTGGGACCGAACTGCTACATCGTTGTGGCCGAGGGAATTGACTTCCCCCTGAACTGCCCGCCGCAGATGCTGCAGGAGGAAGTGGACGAGACTGGCATTCCGCAGTCGCTGTTCATGGCTGCCCAGTGGCCGATCCCATTCTGGGCTGAACCAAACGGCTGGCCGTTCACTCTCCTCGCTTGGCATGGGAAGCCGGGCTACAGCTGGCCCATCTCGCTCATTCGTCCCGGAATCGGGGAGCTTCGATTTATCAACTGGGCGATGAGTTTCCTCGCCACGCGCATTGCGACCTCCAGCCAGACGCTCATTGGCGTATCGAAGGCTGCGGACCCAGACCTCAAGGCGAAGATCCTGGAGAGGTCCGATACCGGCTTCAACATTGTCGAAATCTCCGAAGCTGTCGGCCGGTCGGTCAGCGATGTGATCTCGGTCTTCCAGATGCCTGGGGTGACCCAGGACATGTACAACATCATCTCGGAGGTCACCGCGCTCTTTGATCGTCGGGTTGGTCTGACCGAGCTGATTTACGGCATGACCAGGGCATCCTTCAGGTCGGCTGCAGAGGCGACCGTGAAGTCCGAGCAAATCTCGGTGCGCCCCGACGACTACGCCAACATCTTGGAAGACGCTCTGTCGGAGGTCGCACGCAAGGAGGCCCTCCTGGCACGGTGGCTCATTTACCCCCAAGACGTCGAACCTCTCCTCGGGCCAATGGCCGCCCAGGCGTGGCAGCTGCACGTTCAGAACGAAGACCCGGATTCCATTGTTCGGGAGTACTCCTACCGCGTCGAAGCCGGCTCTGTGCGCAAGCCCAACGCCGCGACCAGGGTGGAGCAGATCAATCAGGCCATGCAGATCCTGGCGCCTGTTGCGCAGGGCATGATGCAAGCCGGCCAGCCGCAGCTGTTCAACGCTCTGCTCACCAAGTGGGGGCAGGCGATGCAGATGGATGTGTCGGAGTTCATGGTGCCTCCGCCGCCTCCTCCTCCCCCGGGGCCTCCCCCCGGCCAGCAGCCTGAAGCTCCCCCCGAAGGACAGTAGTCAGTATGGACATTCCCTATGAGGTCCGCATCCTCGGCCGCGATGCCGTGGACACGTACGAAAAGGCCCTGCCCTACGGCGAGCGGTGGGCCATTATGGTCGCCACGCAGACGCCCCCAGGGACAAAGGGAACGGAACGGGCATTCCTGGAGGGGCGGCAGAACATGGAGCAGTTCGACTCCATGCCCAGGCTCCAGGCCAACTACGTGCTGAAGGAAGCCAAGCAGGCTGGGATTAACCCGAACGGCAAGGTGTACTGCGCCGGGCTGGCTGACAAGCGTGGCTGGCGTGATCCGGCCGCGTGGGTGTCATCCAACGATGACGTCCTCAAAGTCGCCCGCAAGCGTCGTCTGGCTGTGTCCGGGAGCGTGAACTACGACCCGGGCCCCGAGGCTCCGCAACGCAAGGTGCTGTCCGAGAGCATCATTAAAGACGAGATTCGCAAGGAGAAACGCAGAAACCCCAACGCCAAGGCCGGGGAGCTGCGGGAAAAGATCATTGAGAAGCACGCATACCGCGTCAAAGGAAGGAACGTATGAACGAGATCGCGCGTCACTTTAGCCCCGGCACGGTCATCACCGCCAACAGCTCGGCGGCGACCACTTCCGGGCAGTTCCCCTTTGGCCGCTTTGGCGGGGCGTGCGTGATGATCGGCGCCACCAACGGCTGCACGCAGATCCGCTGGCATGGCACGGTCGATCCCAGGATTGCCCCGGTGCAGGTGTACGCCGATGGCTCGGCTGTAACGTCAGCCGTGACGGTGGGCATCATCGCCGTTCCGGACGCCTGCTTTGCGGTCAATCACGTTGCCCCGATTGTTGTTGGCGGCACCACCTGCGCCATGACCGTGATGGCCAAGGGCTAGGTCGTTACATCCCTTACTGAAGCGCAATCGGAAGTAGTGCCATGCCCATGAACCCGCGTTTGCTTCGCCCGATAGCGTCGGCGCGATTTGCTGCGGTCGCCAGGGACAGCAACGGCAATTTAATTGCCCCTGTCTTGTACGCCGACGGCGGCGAAAACTACGTCGCACACATCTTCAATGCCAGCGGGACGCTTCAGTTCCTGCGTTCTGTCAGTGTTGAATATTTGGTTGTTGGAGGCGGTGGGGCTGGCGGCACAAATCACGGCGGCGGCGGCGGCGCTGGCGGTTTTCGCACGGGCAACTTGTCGGTGTCGGCATCCACCTTCAACGTGACCGTAGGGGCTGGTGGCCAAGGCGGCGCGAGTGGCACAAGCGGAAGCTCGTCTACGTTTTCCACTATTACATCAGCCGGAGGCGGCAACGGCTCCAACACCTTGATTACAGGAAATGAAGCTGGCGCGAACGGCGGGTCTGGCGGTGGAACAAGAAACCCCACAACTGGCGCAGGGCAAGGCAACACGCCGAGCGTCTCGCCATCTCAGGGAAACAACGGCGGGCTAGGCAATCAGGTAACCAGAGGAAACGGCGGCGGCGGCGGCGGTGCTTCGTCTGCCGGCGGCAACGCTAGTGCTACCGTTACTGGCAGCGGAGGCAGTGGCACTTCGTCTTCGTTTTCGGGCGCGCCTGTTGTTTACGCGAGCGGTGGAGGCGGCGGCGGTCAAAACCTTGCCGGGAATAACGCTGGAGCGGTAACTAGCGGCGGCGGCGCTGGAAACATTACCGGCGGGACTGGCGGCAACGGGACTGCTAACACTGGCGGCGGAGGCGGTGGCGGAAGTAGTTCTATGCTAGCGGGAGGCAACGGCGGTTCCGGCATCGTCATCGTCCGTTATCGGAGGGCCGCATGAGCGCGTGCTACTGTGCCAAGATTGAAAGCGGCGTTGTGACGCAGGTGATCGTCTGTGATAGCGACAGTTGGGCCTCGCAGCATCTTGGCGGCGAGTGGGTCTGCACGCATGAGCGGCTGGTTGGCGTTGGCTGGCCGGTGATCGACGGCGAGATCGTTGAGCCGCTGCCGCCCGATCCGCCGCCTGCCTGACGGCGTTACACCCACAGTGCGAAGCTGAGTGATGTAGCGTCACGGCGAGCGTTGCGCCGGTGGGCGAAGCCGGTACAATGGCACCACATCGACTAGGTAGGGCTTTCGCGTTTCGCGAAACCCGAAACGTATCAGAAAAGATACAGAAAACGGGCGAATTCCAATACAATCAGTTGTAAAAGATGGCATCTTTTGCTTACCGATCACG